CCAGCGGCCTAACGCCCAGCAATGCTATGTCGCCATCATAACTAGGGCGATCAAGTCGCTCACAATAATAATTCAACTCCTTCAACACCTGCCGTGGCGTCATTTCGTACCAGGCATCTTTAACGCCGGGATTAACAATGCCAAGGCGGTCTAACGCGTCAATGACAAGATGGATGCAGTCGTTTTCGCCGTAGCTGTACTTACGACCGATCAAATCACTACACACGAACGTTTGCCGTAAACGGAAGGTTTCCAACATGCTGTCGACGCAGGCGACGTCCTGGCACGTTTGTCTGCACCGCGTCGAGCACAGAATTTAACTTAACTTGCAATCTTGTTTCGTCCCAGCCGCCTGCAGAACAAGAACCGAAATACTCGTACAAAACCTTTTCAATGGTTGGAACTGACTCCCCCGGAGCATACGGAGGAACGAGCGCCTCTGTACTCCACAAAACAGTCTGCACCTTCGCAACATAATTGTTGTCCAAAGCTTCAACTACAAAATTTCGAGCAATTGTAGTGTTAGCAAATTGAAGCGTAGCATCAAGATTGTCGCCCGATAAGGTTGCAATTGCGCCGCCAAAACTGAATGGCAGAAACAAAAAAGGCTCAGCAAAAGTACCGCTACGAACAAATCTAGGAAACTCAAAATAAACAGAACCTAGTCCCATACTTGTTCCTTCTCCGGGTCCACGCAGCCTTGCGTTGATTGCAAAATTTTGGAAGCGATACCGATTTAAAGAACCGGATGGCCCAACCTCAAGCAGATGTCCGTAATTAAATTCCATCAGACTCCAATCCTCCGACGAACAGCAGATGAATTACGAATAGAGCCAAGCGCCCTGCGTTCACCTTCAACAGCACCTTGCTGGGCGGCACGTTGCATTCCAGCCTGGAACTGCTCAGCGGTGACGTAATCAACTTCATTGATTCTTTCAACACTGAAGCGAACATCAATCGGTGCAGCAACTGCAGCTCCACCAGCTTCACCGCTTGTGCCACTTGCGCCGTTTTTAGGAATAACAGCTGAGCCACGAGCACCACGCGAGTACCGCGCCATGCTGTCCCTCATGCGATCCTCTGGAATAATATATTCGCCTTGACCGCCTTCTCCAACTAAGGCATTGGTTGGACCAGAAACATATCCGCCATCCGCGTAACCCGTAGGTATTGCACCACCAAGAGCATTAAAAGTATTTAAATCGGGGCTAGAAATGTCGATTGGAGAACCGCTACTCATCGTTGGAAGTCCAACACCAAGCGCCTTCATAATCGTGCCGTAAATAATCATCGCGATCTGCTTCGCAATAATCTGCGCCGCCATATCAAGGAAATGCTCAGCAACTGAAGCCATCATGTCCCCGAGTGCCTGCTCAGCAGTTTTGCTGCCGTCAATCACGCTCCTGAACGAATTGCCGAATGCGTTCCCAATAGCTGTTGCGCCTGCTGCAACCTGATTCTCAAGCTTGACCAGCTCTTCTAGCTGTTGCTTCATCTGATAGCCAGGATCGGCTTCCAACAAAGCTTGTTGAGCTGCTGCTGCCTCTTCTGCTGCTTGCTTTGCAGCTGCAGCGCGTTCTCTCTCAATGCTTTTTAACGCTTGGTTTTTACTTAGCTCAGCATCAAGCAGAGCATTTCGCCCACCCAAAACGTCACCGTTAAATTTATTGCCAATGTTGAACGCCTCAAGCGCAAACTCCGCGGCAACCAATGCAACTTCGTTTTCCGCTTCTCTTGCGTCGCGAATAGCTTGTCGCAAGTCAAATTCGTCTTGCGACATTTTGACGATTTCTCTTTGCCGGCCTGATTTTTGTGTTTGAGCAGAACCATCACGCCCAGACATATCGAGCGTGCCTGTTCCGCCACCGCCGTAATCTGTTCCGACTTCTGATCTACCAAAAAGTGTTTTTTGCTGAGCTTGCATATCGGCAAAAAACTGCGCTCTTGTATCAGCTAGGCCAGTCTGAGCAACACCAAGCGCTTCGCCGAATTTCCCCTGACCCACAAGAGTGGCAATTTTAACAAGATCTTGCAGCGTTCTTACAAAAAACTTTGTTGCTTGAACAAGTCCTAAAACAACAGAGGCAACGCCACGTATGCCGCCTTCAATAACTTGGAACAGAGGCGTAAAGTCTTGCCCACTTTCAAACAGGTCACTAAACACCTCAAGAATTGCGTTTAGCGCAGGCAACAGTGCATCGGCAAGCTGCTTTCTAAAACCGTCAAACTGGATCTGTAAAATCGTGATTTGATCGTTAAAGTACTCAGCGTTTTGAGCAAAATTTTCGCTGGTTTCGTAGTTAAAACGCTCTAACGCTTCAGTACCACCATTCAGCAACGTAATAAGCTTTGACCCTGACCGGCCAAAAATATCCATCGCAACGGCCGCTTTCTCTGGACCATTTGGCAGATCTTTGAACTTGTCTGCAATCTCACCAAGCAGCTGGTCAGAGGGCTTCAGGCTGCCATCTGCTTTTTTAACGGTAAGGCCCAGCTTGGCGTAAGCCTCTGAATAGGTCGCAACGCCATCAGCCGCCTCGGCCTGTGTTTGAGCAAGCTTGCGCAGGCCGTTTTCAATTTCGCTTTGGCTGACATCTGCCAGCTTGCCGGCGTTGACATACGCCTGGAGCTTGTCAGCAGCAACGCCAGTCCTTGTGCTGAGCTTTCCAAAAGCATCAGCTGAATCAATAGCGCCTTTAACAACAGCGCTAAAACCGCCAACAGCAGCGGCAGCAAATAACGCTTTAAAAGCAAGGCCAACACCTTTGACCGCCATGCCAAGGTTTTTGGCCTTGCCCTCAACTCCCTGCATGGAGTTGCCAAGGCGCTTGATGTTGTTTTCGCCCTTGGTTTTGGCGTCAATTAGTAGCCCGAACTTTGCCGTCATATCACTTGCGCTCCTTGTTCAGGATTTTGATCGCAGCTGCTTCCATGACTTGCAAATTTTCAAGCACAGTCGCAGGCTCCTCGACTTCGTAAAGTCTAAACAGCCATTCGACAGCTGAATAGTCCAGCCCACAAACTCCTGCCATCGTTGTGCGCCATTGCGTCTGACAACGCAAAAACACCTCAACAGCAGGCCAGTTATCAGGCCAAACCTCAAAATCTTCAGGCGCTTCTGGTTCAGGCAACGCAAGCCCAAACGCCTTTGCATCAGCCATTAGCTGGCTTTGATCGCCAGGGCCGCTGAACAGATACTCAACGGCCTCCTCTAGTTTTTTCGCTTAGCTCCCTGCTTGCTTTCCAGATATGCGCCTGCAATGGCAGTTGCCATCATCGGCACCTCTAGCAACTCATCACGCTTGGTGATGCTGTAAGGCAAATCTTTGCCGTCTTCGTCTTCAATGCCAGCCCAACCGACGATGACCTCACGCGCCACTTCAACGTCAGTAAGCGTGCCCTCACTGCTCAACTCGGCAATCTCAAGCACGCGACTTTGGGTCAAATCCTTGAATTCAATGTCAAAAGTGACCCGCTCGTGTTTGCCCCCATCAACAGGGACATCAACGGAGACGGGCCACTTAAAAGTGTTTGACTTCTTGAGGACGAATGCCATGCAAAAAAGAATTCGCCTCAAACATAGCGCATCAAGTTAAAACAATCGAATAATCATCGTTACCTGATGCTGTTGGTGTTGCTGTGTAATCGATATTCAGCATTTGAATGCCGTCAGAATCTGAATAGCTGATTCCAGACAAATCAGTCTGAGGGGCACTGAAAGTAAAGATGTTGCCAGCGTCTTGACCATGCTGGAACGTGTTGTTGCCAGTGGCAGAACCAGTAATGCTGCTGAAATAGTTCTTAGTTGCCATCGTGACGGCCTCAAGAACAATGCTGCCGTTAGGGCGACGATCAGTAATCTGCACTTCCTTGCTGCCGCCAACTAGCTCGCGGAAAACACTTTGATTGCTTTGATCAAAGCTGAATGACTGCACAGCGCCGGCATAGCTAAACAACTGCTGGCTTGTGGTGTTGCCGTTTTTAAACAGCACCGGCTTGGCTTGGTTTTGATAAGTCGGTGTTGCGTTTGCAACGTCAGTCGGCTCGTTATAGATGCCGATCATGTTGAAGCTGATTGTCGGGATCTGCCCGACCTCAGCAGAAATTGAAAACGAGCCGCGAGCGCCTGTCACCTTCTGGCGAATGCCATCCTGAAAGAAATACAGGGTTGCAGAATCAAAGTTGCTGCTAACGGGGGCATAAGTGACAGACGTGCTGGCCACAATCGTTTCACTGTTGCCGCAAGCTTTAAGCAACGGGCCAAACGCAGGTGCAGTGCCGGCGGAACCGGAACCCACCATTTCAACGTCAAAATTGATTTCAACGCGCTGACTAGCGTGCAACGTTTCGTAGTTGCCCATATAGCCCCGAATCAGCTCACGTTCAACAACGTCAGACTGGAAAGGACTAATCTCTAGGCTGCGCACCAAAATCGCATCTGCTGATCCGGTTGGTGTTGGATCTGTTCCGTAAGTGGATTCTTCTTTAGCCAACAACACCCGTTGACTCGTTCTAACTGCCATGGGTCAAACCTCAGTGGTGAGCAAGTTGTTGGCCATCGAAACCCATAATAGCTACGGGCCTTGTGTAAGGTCAGCCAGCCTCGTGCGATAACGCACAAGATATTCAACACCAATCACACCAGCTGGTTGATCAGCGTCAACCATTTCAAAAGTTGTCGTGCCTGGCTGCACATCAATTGCATACCCGCCAAGCGTCAGATCGGCCATAATTTTGCTGTGCAGACTCTCAACAATTGGGTCTGCAACTTCATCTGGCTTGTCGCCACGCACAATTACAGACACACGCACTGTGAGCGTCCAATCCAGCGTCGGCAAACTGGTGTTCTGTTCAGGCGTGTCGCTAATCGCCTCAACAACCAACGCAGGGCTTTCACCACGCTGCAACGGCACCACACGGCTTCTGTAGATGCGCGTTCCGACGTCAGTTGTGCCTGCCAGGCTGCTGACGATGTCATCAAGAATGTTTTCCCGCAGCGTCGTCATGTTTTCTGCAGCGAGATTTCACAGAGCAAACCATCGCCAACTAGGCGGGTCTCTCTAACGGTGTAAGCCACTGAATCAACAGTGATGCTGGCTCCTGCCAGCAGTGTTCCAAAGTCAGAAGTCTTGGCGGTGATTTGAAAGTCTGTGGTTAAGACCATGTCACCAGCCAAGACCTGACTCGGCTGATCAAGCAAGACTTTCGCAGTTGTGTCACCCGACGTTGCCGACACTCCAAAAGGATTGTCGAAAAAAATGTCGAGATCGTTACTGAGGAAGTCAGCTAGCGCCATCAGTCTTCGGCTTGCGAGTGCGTTTCGGCTTGGGCTCTTCAGCCGTTGCCTCGACAGCTTTGCCCATGCCAATCAGCAGAGCGCCGTCTTTGTCAGACACGTCATAAGTCTGGCCAGCCTCAAGGGCTTTGCCAGATGCCATAACGCCTCGTGTGACTGTGATTTTCATAAGAAAAAAAGGGGCCGTTGCCGGCCCCCTCCTCAGAATCAGGCGTCAACGTCTTCGATAGACGCGAACGATTGAGCGTGGCGGACAGCAACGTCGAAGGTGACGATGCCGCGAACAGAGGTCAGCGCCTTAGCGAAGTCGTCGCTGTCTTCGCCAACAACGATTTCAAGACCGTTGCCGTAGAAGCCAACCATGGCCTGGCTGAAATCACCAGCAACCACAGCCGACAGACCCGTTCCAGTGCCCTTAGTCAGGTTGGAAGGAACTGCGTTGGTGGTAGCGATGGGATAG